CGCTCTTAATAGAATTAAGGTGGAAATTAGCGATTTCGGTGTCAATCTCAATGTACTTTAATGCGCTTTGATACGGTGCTGTTGGATACTCTCCGCAACCGGCACGATACATCTTAAAGTAGTACACCTGCTTGCTTTCTCTCGTTGCAGGATTCCACGCAAAATACTTGGTCATTTCTGCTCTACGATCTGCCCAATCTTCGCTGTACATAAAGTTCCCATCAAGGGAAACACGAAGGTTTTGAAAGGGCAAGTGGTACATCTCTGCGATGGCTGTCTTTGCTTTGTTCCAAATTATTTCAAGAGCGAATCCGTCAAACAATTCAAGGTCTTGAGCTACTTTGTTTTTAAGTGTTTCAAAGTCCTCAAATGCATTGATATTTGCAAGGTAGTCGTTTGCTCGTGCTATCTCTTCGGTGTTGTTGCCGATTATCTCGGTTTTGTCACCAGCAATGTATGCTGCTTTTTGAGTAACAATTGCACCGTGCTTTGGTGAGCTGTTGTAAAGATTGATAAGCATTTGCGGATAGGCGTTGTCCTCTCCGTAAGTCAAAAAACCTTTAGCCTTATTCTCTTTAAATATCGGTATCTTGCTTTCGGCAAAATTTATCCGTATGAAGTTATTTTCCATCTTTGCTGATTAATAATACTAACGCACCGCTGACAAATGCGGTTAACTCTGCCAGGCTCGCCTTCTCCAAATAAACCAAAACTAACCCTGCAATAAGCACTGCAACGCCTAACAAGGTGGTTTTCCAATTTGCAAATATCCGCTCTTTAATTTCGCTCATTTTGTAGTTTTTTAATGTAGTAACGAAGACCAACCAAGCCCGTAATAATGGCAATAAGTCCGCCTATCATTGAGATAATAGGATTCCACAACGTGGATATAGCAGATAGCCAACTAACAAAGGAGGTTGTGGCTAAGGCGTTAGCGGTTGTATCAGTTAGTTTCATATGGCAAAGGTGTTGGTTTAGGGATGTATTCACCCGTTGGCAAGTCAAAAAGCCACATATATTCTTCAGATAATATTTGTTTATCTTGTTCGCTTAAAAACAAAAACCAAACATCGTTAACGTCTTGAACACAATTGAAGAAAATATCAGGAGCAAAAAATACACCTTGAATAGATTCCTTTTGTTCTTTATTTAAAATATATCCTATCATACTGCTCTACCTAAGCTTGTTTGAAATGCTTGCACTAATGTGTAAAAGTTGACTGCTTCGGTGTCATTTAAATATAATGATGCAAAAGCAAACCTAATTTGTTTATTGTCGTAGTTTGCCACAGAAGGTCTTTGACCACCAAAAAATACGTTTACACTTTCTATATTACCAACCACCAGTGATGTTCCTTTTTTTGTGGCATTAAAAAAAGCGTGTCCATTAGTTCCATCAGTGTATTGATGGGTAAATCCTAATGCAGTTCCGTTATTTACTTGTATTCCTGTACCATTTACGGGTCTATAATATGTACTTGTATCGCTAAATCTTGGGTAAACATGAAAATTACTACCAGTACCATATGCTCCCGAAGATGTTGCATTAGTGCCTGAATACATACCAATTCCTGAACTCGCAGCAATCAAATCGGTGTTGCCTAAAATACCCGTATTTAAAAAAGCACTTGTACCATTAGGTGTCGCACCTGTACTGGAAAAAGTCCAACCCGAACTAAAACTACTTGTAAATGAAGAACTTTTTAAATTTTGTGAACAGGATGCTGCGGATGATCCAACCATTGGATAAATCGCTTTCATTTTAGTCCATAAATTAAAACTTTTTAAATCCAACACCAAAAAATTTATAGCACTTTTTTCAGAATCTGACAAACTACCACCAGCACTTGTCGTTCTATTAATGAATTCTTGTGCATCAACATCAAATGCTCCAATTTTTCCTAAATTGGTCGGCAATTGTCCTTGAAATAATTTATCAGAAAATCCACGAAAAATACCAAAGTCAGCCATATTAATAATCTCCTTTACTTGCAAAAATATTTACGCCATCTGTAACGGAAACTGTTATTCCAACCTTTACAACTTGTCCAGCTTTTAACTGTAAATCAGAGTAAGCCGTTACCGCTCTTTGTGATGTGGTTGTAGTCGATGCAGTAATGGCGGATACAGTGATTTCATCGAACAATTTAAAATTTGCCCCACTTGAATCACTTATAAAAATCAAAACCAAAGTTGCAGTATTTGTACCTGCAACCTTTGCGCCTATCTGAGTGATTTTCGTTCCGTCAGTACCTGCGGTTAGCAACTCTACCAAGTTAGTAGTAGTCGCTCCCGTTCTATCGGTGGTTGCAGTCGTAACCGTTACTATCTTCGTTTCGGGCACAAGTGCGAATATGGGTGATGTGTTTGCCATTAGTAGTTATAAAATAAGTATAAATTGCCTCCCGTTGATGGAGGTATAGGTAAATTTGTGAGGTTGCTTCCGTCTATTGCAGGTAACTTTGCACTTGCGTCTAACTTAACCAACTGATTAACGCCGTTAAAGGTGTTTCCTTGAAGCGTAACGGCAGATGTAAGCCTTGCGTCTGCCAATGTACCACTTGAGATATTTGAAGCGTTTGTAGTGTCTACGTTAGCGACGTTTGATAAACCTACTTGCGTTTTAGTTACTGCGTGTGGGTTGTTTAAATCTGCAACGTGGGTTGTTAAGGTGGTCAGGTTAGCGGTAATTTGAGCCTGTAACTTGCCAAATGCGATAAGCACCGAATCAGTCGCAGAAATAACAGCATTGGTTGCTAAAGATAAACCCGTCAAAAGTACCGCTCTAACTCTTGCAGCGGTAAAGTATTCGTTTGTGCCTTCGCTTATGTCAGTAGTGGTAAGTACAACCGCCCCCGTTTTAGTGTTTACGCTTTGTACATTGCCTTGAGAGGCTATTGTAATCGTTTGTAAGGCATCATCGAAAGTTATTGAGGTATTGCTACCTGCGATTAAAGATGCTTTAACTTTACTGTATACTCGTGTGTTGGTAAAATATAGGTTAGTACCTTCGGCTAAATTAGTCGTAGTGTTCGCCTCAAGTACCCTTTGACCAATATTTGCAAGGTTGGTACGCTTCGTGATGTTTTCCGAAAAGTCAACGATAGGTATACTGTCTTGATTTACATCAATAGTTCCGATCGGTTCAAGTTGTGAGATTTTCTGATTAGCCATAGAAATTTACTAAACGCCCTCCTTGTTCAAGCGTTAAAAAGTTGCCATTTTCAGTCAGTAGAAAAAACGCCCTTAAGGCATCTACTTCGTAAAGCTCTTTTGTCAAGTCCACAAAGTGCACAAAGCCCGTGTCACGATTTGCAACGTGCAATTCCTTGTCAAGGTGAACGTCGTGTTCCTTGCCAATCGGTCTTTCTGTGGTATAAATCTTGTTACTCAACTATGTAGAATAATTCCTCGTTGCGGAGTGGTATAACTTTGAAAATGCCGGTCTCAACTTCCTCATCTGCGTTGTTCGGATTTAAGTTGTTAGGGCTGATTTGAGCGTAAATCGTGTATAGATGCTCCCCTACATCCAGTGTGGTTGCATCGGTGTCACCTTCGGTAAAATTAAACTTATTATATCGGTCTTTATATGCTGATATATCGGTTAATATGAAATTCTTGATATTATCGGTCTGACGTGACTGCAAAGAAAACAAATAAGTAGGACTGCTGATGGTGGTTTTTTCCTTCAGTGTCAGGTACAAATCTTTGCTATCTTGCTTGGTGATCGTGAGCATCTACTTATAAGTAAGGTTTGTGGCGTTTTGGCAAAAGAAAAGGGTGACCGAAGCCACCCCTTTTAACTAAACATATGAAAACACTACTTACAATCCTAAAGCAGTTACTACGCTTGACTGTAGTTTGTACGGCTCGTTTGACTCAATTGAGGACAATGTAAAATTGTACCCGTTCAAGTCTCCCATAGCTACACCTGTCTCACTCGTCATTGCAGTTACATCGCATCCGTACTCACGCCCTACTAAATAGTAGTTTCCGTTATTGTCAAGCACGATACAGAAAACTCTGCTTTGTGCAAGCAAGCGCAATTCATTGCGTTTTGCTGTTGACAACTTACGAAGACGGGCAACAACATCGGTCTGATTAAAGACGGTGCCGTTTTCCTGCGATACGTTTGTGGTTGTTGTCATGCTACCTACTCCTTTTGGAAGTTCGTAGTCATAGACGTTACCACTTGCGATGGTGGTGGCTGTTACCTCACCACTTGCAACTGTAAAGCCCGTAGCAGCCCATGAAATCAAATGAATTGACTTGATGCCACCTACCGAATCTTTACAATCGAGAGCGAAACCTTGAGTTAAATTAATATTACAACTCATAGGTGCGTTATGCTAATTTGAACTGAACTAATTGGTCAGGGAATGCGATTTGTACGCCGTAGGTCATTGTAGCGCGGAATCTCACTTCATGGTTGTCCTGTGAATACCAAAATTTGAAGTCTTCCTCTTCGTTTGCAAGGTCAGTTCCAACAAAGAAGTTAGAGATGCGAGCCAAGAACATACGGTTGGTTGCGTTCAATCCGCCCACTGCAATCATTTTTACGTTGGTAGCAGGAATCATGATTTCCATGCCTTCGCTATCTACTGCGTAGTGGAACAAGTTGCTATTGCGTAAAGCAGTAGTGTACTTCTTGAAAGTATCGATACCTACGAACAACACTAAATCGTCAGCGTCTGCGATGTCAGCAGGGATTACGTTGTACATATTGTCGATAAGGTCTTCAACGTTTGCAACAGTGATAGCAGTTGCAGAAGATGTGTTACCTGCAATAGTAGAAGCAGAAGCAGCGTCAATGATCTTGGTGAAACCATCAAAGCGGTTGGTATTAGGGTTGGTATTACCGCTTGCGATGTCACCCTGCCACATAGAGATTTCTAACAACTTTGCAATGCGAGATGCTTTCTCTTGTCCGATTTGCTCTTCAAAAGGAACAGCAGTAGGAGAACCAGGTAGCATTTGAGTCTGCAACCACTTTGCCTCTAAAGTTTGAGGACACAAAGTCTCTTCTACTTTGATATTTCCTACAGTGATTACACGCTGAGTAAAGCTTGTAGTTCCGCTTGGGTTGTAACCGCAACCGTCTGTCTGTAAAAATAATTCACTTGATAGGATATTCAAAGCTTGTGCGCTTTTAACTCCTACTTGAACTTGACCTGCAGCTTGTAAAGTTGCAGCTGTTTTCCCACCAAATAGGGAACGAACTACCAATTCGGTGCTTACCTCGTTGGTGTAATTGGTTAAACCTGATACGTTGAATGCCATGTTATTTGTTTTTTAGATGTTGTGCGATTTTTACAATGTTTGCGAACTGCTCGTCTCTCTTGCTCAATCTCGCTGGTGCTTTGATTGGGTCTTCAGATGGCAAATTGGCAACTTTTTCTACAAGGTCAACTGTTTTAGAGAATCCCTTTTTCATTTTCTTCATTTCTTCTTTCAACATTGCAACCTCTTCCAATACCGGTGCAAGTGCTTCTGCAATTGCTTCCAATACTTGAACGGTTACAACTTCGTTTGCACCTTCAGGTACTTCAACTTCTACCTCTTCAAGTGCAACTTCTTCTACGATAGGCTCAACTACTTCGGTTACTACACCGTCAACAGTTGTAACCAATAAACCGCCTTCTACTTCGTGTACTGCATCGGGTGCAGGAATAAGACCTTCTCCGGTTTGAACGAAGATTTCAGTACCTACGGCAAGTTCTCCATCGTATTCTACAATAGTGCCGTCAACGAGCGTAGCGGTAGCCATCTCGATTTCTTTTTTGTCTTCACTAAACCCGAGTATTGTGCGGATTTCTTTTAGGACTTCTTTGCTGTTCATATTTATCTATAATTAAGTTTTTTTTCTTTTGGCTCAGTTTTTACCGTTCCACTTTACAGCGGCTTTTTTAACAGCATTCATAATTGCGTTTAGTTGACGCTCTTCGTCACTTTCTTCAAAGTCAAAATATCCTTCTACGCTAAAGCCTTTAAACTCTCCGCTTTTTACCTTATCCCAAATCATTTGGTCGTTTACAATGTAACTCAAGAACCAACTGCCATCTGCTACTGCTTCGTAACCGGTCGGAGGAAATTTACCCATTTCACGATTTACTATGTAGCTCTCAAACAATGAAAGTCCTTTAGTTTCACCACCATAATGCACGTTTACTTTGTCATAGCGGTCACCTATCGCCCACTTTTTTGCTATTTGAAATATGGTTTCCGCGTCAAAGTAGACGTAATACTCACCTCTTGCTTGATCGTACCGGTATATTTTTTTGTCGGCTTCCATCGCCATACCAAATATGATACGTTTCTCTTCGTTTTGAATTGCGAAATCTACCTTGTGTACCTGGGCTGCTTTGCAAGGCATCCACTTAGTACCCATTTTATGCGAACCACTGCAACCTATCTTAACTGCATACGCTTCAGCATCTGCTTGATTGTCAAATAATGGTAAGCCTTCAATCGTATAGTCGGGTAATTCAAGTTCTAACTCGTTTACTTTACGCTCGGTGTAGTTAAGCATCTCTTCTCCACCCCATAAAAGGTAGGAAATAGTGCCGCACGCTTCCGTATCGTCAGGATTGTAGTACGTTTTAGCCCGAGATAAAAAAGAGTATGTGCGTTGAATTGTTTCAAGACTCAAGTTTTCTTTAGCTACTAACTGCCTTGCACGATTCTTGCCTACCAAAGTAGCGCACTGATTGCCTATCTTTTCGTTAAGGTCAATACCTCTTTGTGCGTTGTCGCTTGCCGCTTGTGGGTAGTCATCAAAAAACGCCTCTTTGCCGAAGTAGACAAAGTCACGCTCTATTGCAGGCGATGTCACAAGGGAAACAAAGTCTACACCCGTTTCATCGTCGGGATTAATCACAAGTCTATAAACGGGTAGCTCCATTATTATAAAGTAAGGTTTTGTTAGAATTGGCTCAGACCTTCAGTAACACGTACTTTATTTTGTACGTTGCTTATGTCTCGTTCGGTCACGTAGATTCTTGTTGCTTGAGTAAAATCTTCGTTTGTTCCAAATCTTACACCAGGTGCATTGAATCGTGGCACGGCTGCTGCTGTGTTGCCACTACCACCCGAAGGTGATATACTTGGGGAAGGTGCTTTGATAATGTCGTAAGCAC